GTAGACGCAATATTCTTCACCCAGAGGGCCAAAATAGGTATTCATGAAACTATCCATATTAATATAATAATCATAGATTATATTTTTTTGTATTGTTTTATTGTTGTTGCTAAATATCTAATTTTTTATAAGAAATAAAAGGAAAGAATAAAAGAAAAGGAAAAAACTACTTAAATACATTCCTTAAAAACTTAAATAATGACTACAAATAGTTCCTATACAACGCAAAATGATTTATTGCTAAAAAACCTATTGGTGTTCTATAATACAAATGAAAATGACAATCTAGATAATATGCTTCGAATTATTACTGGTGAGTCTAAAATTTCCCTTAGGATTGTTGACTGGTTTGCAACCAATTACGCCAAGAAATTTTATACATTGTATACAATTGACCAAACAATAGATAATGTTGCCAGAAGGTTTAAAGTTTACGACGACTATAAGTTGAAGTTGAAAGCATATAGTAAGCGCCGATTTGACCCATTTTGTCGCTGGGACCGCATCAGTATTCCTTATAAGAATGGGACATCTATTGAAACCACAATTGGTCAGCTTAATTTTTTCAAGTGGGCTTTAGAAAACAAGGTTGTAGATTATATTGGCGATAATTATGAGACAATAGAGAAGGATATGAATAGCCGCAATAGTACGTCAAAACGTAAGGAAACAATTGTTGATAATTCAAAGACTAGGAAGAAGCGTGAAGAGCTATCAATTTCGGCAACCAAAAGTATTAAGAAGGAGAAGGTTGAAATTGTGGTACAGTTTAACTAAAAAATAAATAAGCAAAATTTCATATTAAAAATAAGTATTTATACATTATTAGACATCATAATTTATAAATGGGAAATACACAATCGATTCGTAAAATTAATTTTGAAGACATGCAAACTGTTACGAAAAATCCTGAAATATATTTGCTAATCAATACTCTACCTTCAGGCGACCATCAATGCTGCCTAATTCACGGCACTGTTAGTTCTACTCAGGAAGAAATGGCAATTAATAAATATCTTAAGGAAAACAAAGCAGTAAAAATCATTATCTATGGAAAAAATTGCAATGATGACAGCGTTCAGAAAAAATACCAGCAATTATTGACACTTGGGTTTTTCAATGTATATGCTTACTATGGTGGACTATTTGAATGGCTAATGCTTCAGGACATATATGGTCCAGATTTATTTCCAACAACAAAAATAGAAAAAGATATACTCAAATTTAAAGCTTGTCCAACACTCAATATATCACTTTTAGAGAATTAATTAAATATCTGGAAACATCAATGAGCTTATTATAGACTTACCCCTTTTAGAAATTGGTTTTTCCTTTTCTATTAGTAATGGACTAAATAACGGATAAGTTGTCGGACTAGTTAATGGAGAAGTTGTTGGACTAATTAAAGGTGGCAGTTGTAGTCCAGTATTTAAATTAAAATCAAGTACATCCAGAGCCATATTAGATAAATGGTCTGCTCGTTTATTATACTCTCGATAAATGTGTGTAAACACAATTGTTTCAAACTTTTCTTTTAAGCCTTGGACTTCTTGGTACAACTCTTGTAATCCTACATTTTTTACCTTATATTGTCCATTGATTTGATTAATTACGAGCTGGCTATCACCATAAACATGTAAACATTTTATATCTCTATCTAGTGCTTCTTTTAGACCCAATATTAGAGCACTGTATTCAGACTGGTTGTTAGTTTTAGTTCCAATATATTGACACGAAGCCCATATTTCTTGTCCATTATGAAATATAACAGCACCTATTCCAGCCGGTCCTGGGTTTCCTCTTGAAGCACCATCAAAGTTCATTGTATACTCTGATTGAGGGAATATTTTAATATTATTTGGACTTACATTAGGACTAGACTTGTTAGAACTTGTATTAGAACTTGTATTAGAACTTATATCAGAATTAGGACTAGACTTGTTAGTAGGCTTTACCTTGTATTTTAGCGCCACAGGAATAATAATACTAAGATTGGGTTTATTATTTTGAGAAGACATTTTTATAATTATATAATTAATATTTATTTTATATATTGTATTTTTTTGTAATATTTATAATTCAATTTTTATATTAAAAATTAATTATAATAGTAGTATATATTAATTATAAAATGTTACCTACAAGTTTTCTAGTATTGGTTTTTACTTTCTTTTTGTCATGTAGCTCCTTCACTAATTATATAGTGGTTAAGGGCGACACTGAATGTCCAATTGTCACTAGTGTTGGTGACCGTCGGTCCAATAAGAATTCATTACGAATTGTCCAATACAATGCTGAATGGCTTTTTGTTGACTATAATAATAACGCCAAATGCCCTGGTACTGGCTGTCCATGGCAAACTGTATCTGACGCCGAAACTCATTTATCTTATGTCGCCAATGTTATCAAAGGGTTAAATCCTGATATTATTAATTTCTGTGAAATAGAAGGATGTGATGAGCTTAATATGTTGATTAATGGTCTAAATGACACAAGTTACAAGCCATATTTGAAGCAGGGTACGGATACTAGCACGGGACAGAATGTAGGCATGTTAACCCGTATAGACCCATTAACAAGTCTGTATCGCAGCGAAGAACGAGTGTCATATCCTGTACCTGGCTCCAAATGCGGTTACACGGGTGAACCTGGGACGTCTGGCGTTAGCAAACATTACATTACCGAGTTTAATTTAGGTGGTTATAAAACCGCATTCATTGGCGCGCATTTCTTAGCTTATCCAACTGACAAGACACGCTGTGTTGAAAGAGAGGCGCAGGCGCAAGTTATACAAAATGTGATTTCTAGTTACATTAACAATGGTTACGAGATTATCTTTTTAGGCGATTTGAATGATTTTGACGCAGAAGTACCTGACATTAATTCGGATAAACCTATATCATATACTCTAGATACACTGAAGGGGCTATTTGGTGAAAAAAAAGGCACATATACCCTGACAAATGCCGCATCAAAAATGGCACAATCGGAGCGCTATAGTGACTGGTATGACTCCGACTCGAATTGCGCAACTAGTTCTCAAAAAGATTACTCAATGATAGACCATGTGCTAATGAGCTCCAAGATTTTCTCAAAAGTTTTAAAGGTTTCAATTTATCATGGCTACAACGAATATTGTGGAAAACTTAATTCAGACCATTACCCAGTGGTTGTTGATTTGTCTTTTTAATAGCAACGTGTTATATGTATTATTTTTTTATATTTTCTAAACAAATAATATATAAAATAAAATGCCTGAATCCGTTAATATTGTGAAACGTATGTATGAAAAACGCAAATTCCTAGTGCTTGTATTTTCTAATTTATTGGCGCAATTGGGTATCACATATTACGTAATGAATAAGACGAATAATCCAGATATTAGTATTATACCACTCTTCATTGCCCAAATACTCATTATTCTTTTAATTGTGTTTGTTCCAATGCCTGAATTCATGAAATTCGTGTTGTTCAGTCTTTTTTCATACACATTTGGTCTTTCATTAAGTAGATACAAACAAAAATACAGTCCGTTGGCACTTGATGCGGCAGTTCAAGGCGCAATGTCCGTGTTCGGTGTCATGTTGGCAACCGGTGTAGTATTAACGGCCGGTGGTATTCGATTAGGATACAAATTTGGCGCCTTTTTATTCTGGGCACTACTGTTACTAATTATTTTTCGTTTGATTTTTGTTTTGGGAGCAAAAATGAGCCAGGGGCACAAGTTGCTTTCGTTTACAGGCGTCATATTATTCGCATTGTATGTACTTTATGATACAAATGTCATTTTACAGCGAAACTACAATGGCGGATTTATTAGAGCATCAATGGACTACTATTTAGATATTGTTAATTTGTATTCTAGTTTGATTGGGTCAAATAACTAGATGTAACCGCATATAACCGCGACCAATTTGTCCTTTTCATCTCTGACAATTTGAAACGGTTTGCCGCAGCCATATATTTTATTTCGCAATACATAAAAGTCACACAACTCTTTTGGTGAATGTGGTCCGATTTGTTTGCCAGAAGCAATCAATGTGCCATGTCTGAAAATACAACAATTCAGCTTTTCAATTACAATTGGGTCTTGACAATGCGGACAAAAAACAATAATTTCCTTCATTAAATTTGGTTCCATTATAAATATATTCTTTATTATAAGAAATATATTTATATTTTTATTTTATTGTATTTGTTTTACTACTAGGCTATTTTATTCTGCGATTTGTAAGAAATGATTGATTGATATAATCCATTCATCAATAATCTGACTATTTTGAAATATATCTAAGTTTCCATTTAGAACCAATTGTGCCGCCTTTATTCCAGTAGTTTCATTTAGAAACGCATTATGATAATCATGGCACGCTGTTAAATATGCTAACGGAATCACCTCCTCGCCAACACGTGCCCGTTTATGGATGCGTTCATAGCATTTTGTCGGGTCTGTATTCACATAAATGACATCATTTACTGGAAAATCCTTAGCAAACTCGTCAAACCAATTCAAATAAATCTGATACATTACGTCTTCGATTTTGCCTTGGTCGTATAACATCTTCGCAAACACAAATTTGTCAGTGTATAAACTGCGCTCTGTAATAATTATGTACTTATTTTGTTTATTAATTTTTTCATTGTCTAAAGATACTTTATTCATAATATCTCGAACAGTCTCTCTCAAAATTGTAAGTCGCGAAATATAAGCCATCATTTGAAAGGCAAATGAATACTCCTTCTGATTTGCGTAAAATTTCTGGAGCATTGTGTTACCATCTTTGTCCTTAATTTTCTCCCACTCATCCACCGGCTCTCTTAAAAATACTATATTACTATTCTCCTTAAATATTGTCTTTAGGGTCTCCAACAATGTGGATTTGCCTGAGCCAATATTTCCCTCAATAGATACAATAGTAATGTAGTCGTTAAGCGCCATCTTAGTTATTATTATTATTTATAATGTTATTTTTATTTTGTTTTTCTAATTCAATTTTTATTTTTGAAACAAAAAAAATTGATTTATTAAATAGATTTAAAAAGGAATTTATAAATTATAAATATAACAACCAACTCACATTTAAAATGGACCTCAAACAAATTAAATTATCTAAATCAGAATGGGAATCCATTGAAATCCCAGTAGCTTTTCAAGAAAAAGAAGTATTGGATTTAATAACCACTGGATACTCAGATGTAAATATACGGATTAATAAGACAGATTCTCTCTTTACGTTTTTAAAGATAGAATTTAGTAATGAAATTGAAGATTTCTTATATAATAAATACTTTGCTGAAAAAGTCAAGGAAATCGTGAAGAAATACGGAATTACGTTTATTAAATTTGAAAAGGCTAGAGGGTCTTTAAAGACAAAGGAAATGCATTTGAAAAAGGATGTAACCGGAGGAGGAGTAACCGGAGGAGGAGTAACCGGAGGAGGAGTAACCGAAGAAGAGGTAACCGAAGAAAGAACAATCGAATGTTACATTGATGTTGTATCAAATGTAAAATTAAAGACAAGAGACCAGATTCGTTTGTCTCGTACTGATAATATTGATGAAACCAGTGCAAATATTTACGATTTTGTATTGTTTAGACACTTTGAACAAATGGTTTTAGAAAAGTCAAATGGTAATAAACACTGGCTATTTCATTATTACACTCTTAGTAAATTATTGTCTAATAATGTCGACAAGGTTAATACACATTTACTGCGAGTAATAAATACTTGTTTACAAAATTACGATAATGCGAACGAAGTAGATTTAACATATATTATTGAAAACTCTTATGAATTTATTGAGCGAAATTCAAATTTACTAAAATACAGTGATTTAACTTTATATGAACATCAAAAAGAAATATTCAACGCTGTGAAGAGAGCAAATGCCAAGTTAATATTATATATTGCTCCTACTGGTACAGGCAAGACATTAACTCCTCTTGGTCTATCAGAGGGACATCGTGTAATATTTGTTTGCGCTGCTAGACACGTTGGTTTACAGTTAGCTAGAAGTGCTATTTCGTCTGGAAAAAAAATTGCGTTTGCCTTTGGATGCTCTTCAGCAGACGATATTCGCCTCCACTATTTTGCCGCAGCTGATTATACAATTAATAAGCGCGGGGGTGGTATTAAAAAGGTTGACAATTCTAATGGTATTAAGGTTGAAATAATCATTTGTGATATTCGCTCCTATTTGCCAGCAATGTATTATATGTTAGCATTTAATAAAGCTAATGAAATTGTTGTTCAATGGGACGAGCCTACAATTACAATGGATTACAAAGACCACACACTTCATCAAATTATTAAAAAGAATTGGAGTGAAAATATGATACCAAATATGGTTCTATCATCAGCAACTTTACCAAAAGAACATGAGCTAGGACAAACTATTACCGATTTTAGAGAAAAATTTACAAGCAGAATGTCGCCTATTGTTGATATTGTTAGCATTGTAAGCCACGATTGTAAGAAGACAATTCCTCTTCTCAATAACAATGGATATGTTATTATGCCTCACTATCTAAGTGACAATTATGAAGAAGTTCTAAAAGCAGTTAAACATTGTGAAGATAATTTGACATTATTACGCTATTTTGATTTAAAAGAAACGGCTAGATTTGCCATGTATGTTGAAAGGAATAATTATGTTAAATCAGCAGCAAAGTTTTCCAGAAATTTTATAAATGTTACGGACATTGATATGAAAAGCATTAAAATTTACTATTTAAAGGCACTTAAAAATATTAAACCAGAGTCTTGGACTTCCGTTTACACTTCTTTCATGCTAGGCAGAAAGAAGCGAATTAGTCATAATAGCGCAATTGATACTACTGGTAATAAAATTATTAAAACCAGAAGCTTGGGTTCCGCTGAAACTATTATAAATTCCAACTCAATTAATGGGTCTAATTTAACCAGAATGTCATCAACTTCTTCTACTCCTAGTCCTAGTCCGGTAGAGCCCAATGGCAGTTGCGCTATTTACATCACAACAAAAGATGCGTATACATTAACCGATGGCCCTACTATATTCTTATCCACAGATGTTCAAAAAGTTGCTAAGTTTTGTATACAACAGGCGAATATTCCTGCGCTCGCAATGAAAAATATAATGGAGAAGATAGAATATAATAATGTTATAAATGAACGTGTTGAAACTATTGAAGAAGAGCTGGCATTTGAAGAAGAAAAGCTCAAGAATAGTATTTGTGGTCAAAGCGGCGACGTTAGAAAAGAAAAGAAAAGTAAGAGCAAAATTGCCGGTAATGTTATTGACCGAATGCTTTCTGGTGAAAACAATGTAAAATTGTCAAAAATGCGGGAAACTCTTGATGAACTTAAGAAAATGATTAAAACTGCGACTCTTAATGACGTATTTGTACCGAATAAGCTCGAGCATATCAAGAAATGGGCAGAAAATTTAGATACTAAGTCTGCGTTTACTAGCAACATCGATGAGACCACAATATCATCTATTATGATGTTAAAGGATGTAGATGATAGTTGGAAAGTATTGTTGCTACTAGGTATTGGTGTGTTTACTGAGCACAAGAGCATTGCGTATACTGAGATTATGAAGAAGTTGGCAGACAAGCAGCTACTATATCTAATTATTGCTGATACCGATTATATTTATGGTACGAATTACCAGTTTTGTCACGGTTATCTTAGCAAGGATTTGAATATGACACAAGAGAAGATTATTCAAGCTTTAGGACGAATTGGTCGTAATAACATTCAGCAAGAATACAGTGCTCGCTTTAGAGATGATGAGCAAGTTAAGACACTCTTTACTAGTTTTAAGTCAGAGGACAAACCAGAGGTTTTGAATATGAATATACTGTTTAATACGTCAAATATAAGATGGAATGGTAATGAATATGTTCAGGAAGAACAAACAGAAGAACAAGAGCTAGAGATGTAAATTCTAGGTTTACACCATTTCGCGTTTCTAGCGCGCAAATAAATGCGCAAACCTTTACTTATTTACACCCACTTTGTGGTCGTTTTGAATGAGAAAAGGTGTAAAAAATATTAATTAGATATTATAAAATAAAAACAATAAAAATGTGTTTTTTATTTTATATTTTATAATATCTGTATAATTTAAAGAAATTATGGAAAAACAAGATGTTGGAAAAGCAATAACAGAAGCAACTAAAACTCTCGTTATATCTAGTGCTAATATTGTAGGTACAGCAGCTGATACAGCAGATAAAACATTTAAAGGAGTTACTAGAGCAGCTGTTGCAGCAACAAGCACTGTTGCCAATACAGTTGAAACAATAGACTCTATTTCGGCTCGTATAAAAAATAGCACAGATGAAATGGCAAAAAGAAGGGCTGCAATAGAAAGAGAAAAAACTAGAATAAATGAGACTGAAAGTAGCGCAGAAGCTACAAAAAAAATACAAAAACTAGAGCTAGATTTGCGAAAGGAAGAATTTGAATTTGAACAAAAAAATAAAAAACTAGAAGCGGAACAAGCATTAATTATGAACCGAATTTCAACCAATTCTGAACTAAGTATAAAGGAACAAGAAGCTAATAATAAAAAAATATCTGAAAGCGTTCATTATGGGTTTGCGTCTTCAAGTAGTCCATTTGAAAGAGGCAAAAAACGTTCATTGCTTTGGAGAAAATGGGATTATTATTTTATACCAATTGGATTTACAACAAAAGATAATACATTTTTTGAAATTGAACTTCCTGAAAAATTATTAAGAGACACAATTGATACAAATATAACAGTTATAGTTAAAGACCCAACTAATTTAGGACAACCTGGGAGAAGGATAACAATTTATTTTATAAAGGAAAATAAATGGTCTGGATTAAATACTAAGCCTGTTATTAGTTATATTGATGATAATACAACTGTTGAATATCCAAAATTATTGTTTCTTAAAAAATGGCTATATAATACGTCTGATACATTTGGGGGAAAAAAACGTGGAACTAATAAAAAAACTAATAAAAAAACTAATAGAAGAACTATTAAAAGACGTAAAACTAATAGAAAAACAAATAAAAGACGTAATACAAATAGAAGGCGTTAAATAGATAACTCCATTTTGTGAATAAGTTCATTAATACCATTATTGAAATCAGTGTCAATTGTCCAACCTAATTGCTTCACTTTTTCATTGCTAATATAATACCGTTTGTCATTAAAAGGTCTATCTTCAATATATGTTATCCATTCATCATAATCCAACGTGCCTTTAATCTTTTCTATCAGTATTTTGGCAATATCTAACACAGTATACTCGTGATGGTCATCGCTTCCAACATTATATATCTCTCCAATTTGCCCCTTTTCTAAAACCAGCTTTAAAGCAGAGCAGACATCATTCACATGTAAAAATGCTCTCACATTTGACCCATCGCCTTGAATTGTTACCTTTTTGTCTTGTTGTAGCTGCTGAATGAAGCGTGGAATTAGTTTCTCCGGATACTGATTCGGACCATATACATTATTACCACGTGTAATAATAATTGGCATCTTGAATGAATGGTAATATGATTTGGCAATTAACTCAGCGGCCGCTTTGGTCGCAGCATATGGATTGGTTGGACACAATATGGAATTCTCATTTTTCTTTTCCTCATTTTGGTCAAGCATTGATTCCCCATATACTTCGTCAGTTGATATATGAATAAACTTAGTGATTTTTTTATGTTTTCTAGAAGCCTCTAACAAAGTATGTGTTCCTTGTACATTATCATGTGTATATTGAAGCGCATCTTCGAATGAGTTTTGGACATGTGATTGTGCCGCAAAATGTATCACTGTATCGATTTGATAAATATTCAGAATATTAGATATCAGGTCATAAGAGCACAAGTTACCTTTTACTAAATGGTAACGAGACGAATTACGTACTTCCTCGTCAATATTGGTTTCTGATGCGCAATAATACATTGCGTCTAAATTGATGATTGTTGCCTCCGCATTTTGTCTAAAATAATAGTTTATAAAATTGGAGCCTATAAATCCACATCCACCAGTAACAAGTAGTTTCATGATTGTTATATTTTTATATTGTAAATTATTTATTAAGTTATAACTTATAATATCCTTTATTCCATTAATCCTTTATTTTTTCATTCTTTTAAGAACGTCTCTAACAGCATCCTTAATTGGAGTAACAGGATTTTTAAAACTTAATGTAGTGTTTGTTAGTTTCATTGTGTCTAAACAATTGTTCGACCTTTTGGATGCCAAGATTTGGTTCTGTTCTTCGACCGAAAAGTTCGACCATGTGAAATTCGGGTCTACTATTTCCTTATACATTTCTAATATTTCATTGTGTGATATTAGCCCTGGATTTGTTAGATTTACAGTGCCGACTTGTTTGTTTAACGCCATCTCAATTAAAACTGGCAACAATTCGTCTAAAACTGTCATTGAATTTGGAATAGAACATACTTTCTTATAACTTGTAATCTTTGTAATGAAATTACGAGGACTGTCTAATTCATCTGTAATGGGCATACGAATTCTGGCATTCAGTGTGCTATCTGAATACAATAGTTGCATTAATCTGTCAGTATAGCCTTTGACAATTGAATACGATGAGCCAAAAAAATTAGGCAAATCTGCCTCTAAAAAGCCGGTTTCCTGGTTTCCATAGAAATGGGTATTATCATATTCAAAAATACATCCTGTGCCTAAATATGTGAAATGTATGCCATTTTTCTTACTTATTTCAGCTAGACCAATGGGACTAAAAAGGTTATCATTTATGTTTTCAACCAGTTTACCGGGCTTCTCTAGGTAGTCAATTGTACCTATTACTTCGTTATTGTAGACGCCGTGTGTCCTGCCAATGAAACTCATAATATGGGTAACATTCTTAATCAAGTCTAATTCCCGTTGTATCATTATAATATCATCTGCGCGACACAATGATTTAATTACTTTTATATTTGATTCTTGTAGCAACTCTACTACTTTGGAGCCAATCCAACCATTTCCGCCAAATACAAGAACTACTGGTTTCAAATTATTTTTTCTCATTTTATATAAAATAAGAATTAGTATTTATATTCTTATTTTATTAAGTTTATTTTTGTTTGCGTTTTTATAGTAGTTTATTGTTTGTTATTAATATTATGTAATTCGTATATTTTGGCTCTTAGCTCTAGATAATATTTATATTTTTCAGATGATAATTCATTCTCGTATACTTTACAATTGCCAGACACAATAGTTTCCACCTTTTTCTTATCTACTGACGAGTTATTGTCATTTTGAATAATTGTATTGTATATTGTCTTCGGATATACTAATCATTGTTGTATATTGTAGCACATACTCTAGTATTTAAGTTGTTTTTCAATTTTAATAACTAACTATAAAAACATTCACCGTCATATTTTTCTTTTACTTTCTGATTTAAAATAATTAATTGGTCATGTAAATCATATTCTTTTGGCAAAACCATTTTAATATTTAAACGTTTACTATCTTCTATTTTTTTTTCAAATATAAGATGAGGTTTATCCCTTGATATAACCAATGATACATATTTTGGTAAAGTAGGCTCATTTTTTTCGGGATAAATATTATTTTCTAAATCATCAACTACCTTATTTGCTTGTGCTAGTTTTTCTAAAATTGACACATTTTCAGACTTTGTTGTAGCCCACGGTTTGTCTAATTTTGGGTGTTCAACTCGAAAGAACTCTCGCTCT